GTATCAAACTGCAAGCAATCGTTTGAATACCTAAATCAATTTGGTAATATTGTATTGTGTTTTGATAATGACAAGGCAGGTAAGAAAGCAGCCAGTGAGGTTGCTGAAATATTTGAACCCAATAAATGTAAGATAATGCAGCTTGATTTAAAGGATGCCAATGAGTGCCTCAAGGTAGGCATGAGGTCAGAAGATTTTATCAATGCTTGGTGGGCCGCAAAACCATTTACTCCTGCTGGGATTATCAATCTACATGATCTTGGGGATAGTCTCTATGATGAAGACTATTGTGAGACTTGTCTGTACCCTTGGTCTAATCTCAATGAGAAGACCTATGGTATGAGGACGGGTGAGCTTGTCACGTTCACCAGTGGGGCTGGTATGGGCAAGTCAAGCATCATGCGTGAGCTTATGCACCACCTCATGATGAATACCAAGGATAACATTGGTGTCTTGGCAATGGAAGAGAGTGTACGCAACACAGCCTTTAACATAATGAGTGTTGAGGCTAACGCTAGGCTCTACATCAAAGAGGTACGTGATCAATATACCAAGGAACAGTTACGTGAGTGGCAGCAAAAAACTGTAGGCAGCAAAAGGTTCTTTGCCTTCGATCACTTTGGTTCAATCAGTAACGATGAAATCCTAGCTCGTGTACGCTACATGGCTAAAGCATTGGAGACTAAGTGGGTGATACTGGATCACCTCAGTATCTTGGTATCCGGTCAAGAAGATAATGGTGATGAACGTAAGTCAATTGATATTCTAATGACTAAGCTACGGTCCTTGGTGGAAGAGACAGGCATAGGCTTGCTACTGGTGAGCCATCTACGTAGACCAGCAGGTGATCGTGGGCATGAGGATGGGCGTGAGGTATCTCTCTCACACCTACGAGGCTCTGCCAGCATTGCACATCTCTCTGATGCCGTCATAGCTTTGGAGCGCAACCAGCAAGCAGACGATGAACAAGCAGCCAACACCACCACCATACGTATTCTAAAGAACAGGTACACTGGTGATACAGGTGTGGCTTGCTACTTACACTACGATAAAGAAACTGGCAGGATGACACAGATTGATAACCCTTTTATGGAGAACGAAGAATGAATACGATGGGCAAACGCAAACAATTTGATAGGGCGTTGTATGAAGTAGCGGATAGAGATGCAAAGTCTGCTACCTTGAAGTACATTAAAGATATGAACTACACTACTGTAGACACAACAGAGAGGAAAGACTTTGATATTATCTGCAAAGCTACAGAAAATATTCATCACCTTTATGAAGTAGAAATTAAATACTCTTGGAAAGGTGAGTGGAATCCTAGCTGGAAAGAGATACGAATACCTTATCGCAAGAACCGCTTACTCACTAAGTGGAAAGAGCAATACCCTGATGCACTCTTCACATTTATAGTGTGGCGTAACGATTGCAAACAGGCGTGGCATATTGATGCAAATATTTTACTTGACTGCGAAGTAAAAGAAGTGTCTAATAGGAACATCAGAAAGGGTGAGAAGTTCTTCCACATTAATGTAGAGGATGCTTGTCTCATTGAAGTAGAATGACAACAGCTATAGTTGATATTGAAACAGACAGTTTGAATGCAACAAAGATACACTGTATCGTAGCAAGGAGTTATGAAACAAATAAAGTTAAGGCGTGGGTAGGGCAGGAGTGTTCAGAGTTTGCTAGTTGGTCGCAGCAGATAGATACCTTTGTAATGCACAATGGTATTAGCTTTGATGCTCCTGTCCTGAATCGCCTACTTGGATGTAATATAAAGCTCAATCAAATACGTGATACTCTTATTGAGTCACAGCTTTACAATCCAATAAGAGATGGTGGTCACTCTCTTGAAGCTTGGGGTAAGACCCTTGGCTTTGAGAAGGGTGACTTCCATGACTTCTCAGATTACTCTCCTGAGATGCTGGAGTATTGTAAACGTGATACAGAAGTCACACGTCTTGTAGCACAGAAGCTAGAGAAAGAAGGTAAAGCTTTTAAATCTAAAGCCTATGAGCTAGAGTGTAAGGTCAGAGCTATCGTAGATAAGCAGCAGAAGAATGGCTTTGCTTTTAAATTAAAAGAGGCTATGATTCTACAAGCTCAGTTGCAAGATGAACTACATGAGCTAGAACGTAAAGCAGAAGAAGACTTTGAACCAAATGTAATTGAATTAAAGACCAAGACTAAGTACATACCTTTTAATATAGCAAGTCGTAAGCAGATAGCTGAGAGACTACAGGCTAAAGGGTGGAAGCCCAAGCAGATGACTGATAAAGGTAATGTAATTATTAATGAAGCAGTCTTATCAAAGATTGATATGCCCGAAGCTAAAATGTTTAATCGGTACTTCTTATTACAAAAGCGTACTGGATTAATAAAGTCATGGATCATGGCTTGCGAAGAAGATAACCGTGTACGAGGTAAAGTAATGACACTTCGTACTATAACTGGAAGGATGGCACATGCAGTTCCTAATATGGCACAAGTTCCCGCTATCTATAGTCCTTACGGCAGAGAATGCAGGAGCCTATGGACAGTGGATGATGAATCTAAATATCGTTTGGTAGGTGTGGATGCCAGTGGCCTTGAGCTAAGATGCTTGGCACACTACATGAATGACCCTGAGTATACCAACATCGTATTGACGGGTGATGTACACACAGCTAATCAACAAGCAGCAGGACTACAGACCAGAGATCAAGCCAAGACTTTTATCTATGCCTTTCTCTATGGTGCAGGTGCAACTAAGATTGGTAAGGTAGTTGGTGGTGGTCCCAAGAAAGGACAACAACTAATAACTAAGTTCTTAAATAACATGCCAGCCCTAAAAAGATTAAGAGAACAAGTAGCTATGTGGTCAGTTAATGGTACGGTTCCTGCCCTAGATGGTAGGCTACTACACATTAGGTCAGAACATGCTGCAGTTAATACTTTACTTCAAGGTGCTGGTGCTATAGTATGTAAGCAATGGCTTGTTCACATTATGGAGCGAGTTATTAAAGCTAAGTTAAATGTCAGATTGGTTGCCTCAATACATGATGAATATCAATTTGAGGTAGCTATACCTGACATAGAAAGATTTTGTAGGCTAACAAAGGAGGCAATGACACAGACAACAAAGACACTAAAGATGAAGTGTGAATTAGACTGTGATTATAAAGTTGGAAAAACATGGGCAGAGACACACTGATGACAGATCAACTTGATCTTTTTAATAACAATAAATCTATAAAACTTGGTGATGAAAACAAGTTATGTATAAAATGTAATAATGTAAAGCCTATAACTTCTTTTACAGCTAACTGGCATAGGGCAGATGGTAGCACATCTCGTGGAAATAAATGTAAAGAGTGTACTACCTCAGAATCATATATTCTTAGGAAGTTAAAAGAATCAACACCCCCTCCTCCAGATAATTATTGCTGTCCAATCTGTAATATTTCTTTAGAAGGTTTAAAAAATAAAATAGATGCAGATAATAAAGCATACAACAGAGGAGTTTGGGTGTTGGATCATGATCATGAGACAAAAAAATTCAGAGGATGGCTTTGTAATAAATGTAACTCAGCCTTGGGCTGGTTAAACGATGATATTAATTATGTGAGGAGGGCTTTAAATTATTTAGAAAATTTTAAAAATAACAGTTGACAACCTCTATCAGATAGTGTATACTGATGGAGTTAAAGTAGTAGACAAATATATCAACAGCCACGATGGTGTGGCACTAAACACAAAGGATACTTTTAATATGCCTATTCAACCTTTATATCTAACTGGTAAATGCTATTGGGCCTCAGTGATTGAACCTAATAGTACGTTTGAACCAGCTTGGCAAGTTGATCTTTGCCTTGATGAAGATACTAAAGCTTTAGTCCAAGAAGCAGGGCTAACAGTACGTAATAAAGAAGATGATCGTGGCGAGTTTGTCACGTTGAAGCGTAAGGTGCAGGGTAAGAACGGCCCACGTCAAGCACCTTCGGTAGTGGATTCCCAAAACAATCCTTGGGATAAGAAACTTATTGGGAACGGTAGTGTGGTCACTGTTAAAGCCCTTCCCTTTGAGTGGAACTATGCAGGTAAGTCAGGTAAGTCGGCTGACCTTGCAGCAGTTCAGGTAGTTGAGTTGGTTGAGTATGGGGATAAAGGCTTTGATGTTGTTGAAGGCGGCTATGTCAATCAAGCAGCGGCTGAGATGTCAGACGATATTCCTTTTGGTAACTAGGTGAAGGTGGGGGTGTTGCATTTTGTTCGGTGGTGTAACACCCCCATTTTATTATGAAAAAAATTGAAACATTAGTAGAAGATATCTATGATCTTTTTAATTTATCACCTATAGAGAGGGACGAGAAAGAAGTAGATGAGCTTATAGATAAGTTTGGTGATATGCTTAAAGTTCATATCAAAGAATTTATGTATAGCAAACCAAGAGATAGTGGGAACCTAAGACTATCTGCGATAGGTAAACCCAATAGACAAATATGGTATGATGTTAATACAGAAGCAACAGAAGAAAGTTTACCACCAAGTACAAGGATTAAATTCTTATATGGATATATCCTAGAAGAATTACTTTTACTTTGTGCTGAAGTTGCTGGTCATACTGTAGAAGCACAACAGAAAGAAGTATCAGTAGAAGGAGTACGTGGTCATCAGGACGCAATTATTGATGGGGTTCTTGTGGATTGTAAGTCTGCTTCTGGTAGAAGCTTTGATAAGTTTTCAAAACATACACTAGCAGACGATGATCCCTTTGGTTATATAGCACAGATATCTGCTTATGCACAAGCCAATGACATAAACAAAGCAGCCTTTCTTGTTATAGATAAATCTACTGGTAAGATTTGCTTAACACCAGTTCATTCAATGGAGATGATTAATGCTGGCAAGAGGGTTAAGGATCTTAAAAAAGTTGTGGACAGAGACACTATACCTAATCGGTGTTATGATCCTGTACCTGATGGGAAGTCTGGTAACTATAAGCTTTCTATTGGTTGTGTTTATTGCAGACATAAAACTTTATGTTGGTCTGATGCTAACCAAGGTCAAGGTCTTAGGACTTTTAAGTATTCAAATGGCAATAGACACTTGGTACAAATTGCGAAGATGCCTGACGTTGAGGAAATAATTAATTAAGTATGCACTGGAAGTACTACAAGAAGCCTGACCCTAATAGTCATTTTGGGTTTGTCTATCTTATTACAAACAAGAAGACAGGTAAGGCTTATGTAGGCTGCAAACAGTATTGGCATCCAGTGAAGAGAAAGAAAGGTAGCTCCAAGGCAACCAAGAGAGAATCCAATTGGGTTATCTACATGGGTTCCTCTAAGTTGCTGTTGGAAGATATCAAGAAGCTAGGTAAAAGAAGTTTTAAGTTTGAGATAATATCAGAGTTT